AACATATACTGCTGCTACATTGCTTACTACATCAGCAACAGCTAATTCTCTAGGCACTGGTTATTTGGTAAATGACCCACTTACAGTAGTAGGCGGAACAAATACAGTACCAACTGTTTTAACTGTAACAACTGTGCAGGCGGTGTCAGCTGCTATCAACTATGGCGGTATGAATTACGCTAATACAAATACACTTACATTTGGTACAGTTGGTGCAGATTGGGTTGTTCCGTTAATATTAACTGTTAGATCAAATTCAGGCGGTCTTATAACTGAAGTAGAGATTACACAACCCGGTCAATATAAAGGTGCTACACCACCAACTACCGCCGTAGCCCAGACAACTACAAATGGCAGTGGCACTGGTGCTACTTTCAACTTTGTATGGGGTGTAGATACTGTTACAGTTTCAACTCCAGGTAATTACACAGTTTATCCAAATCCAGCTGTTAATGTTGCAGTCACTGGCGGAAATGGTAATGGCGCAACATTTAACCTAACTTCTGGGTTCTTGTCTAGTGATAGCTTTGCTATTACATTGCCAGGCTTAACCCCTGTTATTGTTAATGTGCCTGCTTCTACAAGCCCGTCAATTGCTTATGCTACATTGTCACAAGTGGTAGCTGCTATTAACAATTGTTCAATTGGTTCAGCTAATCAAGGTCCAATAACTGCATCTATTAGTACAAGTAACCAATTAGTAATTACCAACACAAATGGTACTGCGTTTACACTAACGGACTACAGAGGTCGTCCGTTGTTCACAAACTCAGGTATAGCATCGGGCGTAACATTTGCTAGACAAATGGTATATCAAGGCTACCAGCCCACACTTCAACCACCTGCGTCATTATCAGCTATTGCTGCTAACAACGTATGGATTAACACAACCTCTGGCGGTTTAGGTGCTAATATGGTTGTGAAAAAATATTCAAGTGGTGAATGGCTTGTTGAAAATACAACACCTAATACAGGTACCGTCCCACTATACAGCACACCTGGCGCTGCTGACACTGCATTTGGCGTACTCAAAGCAATTGGTAGCATTTTTGGTCAGTATAACTATTATGGCGAATCGCCAGCTACTGCAAACATTACCTTGCTACGTTGGGATGGTGCTGAATGGGCGCCACTAAATTATGTACCAAGCTTACTTGCTCCAAAAGGACCTCCAACTAACGGAACTCTTTGGTATAATACTCAGTTGCAGGTAGATATTATGGTTAACAACGGCCAAGAATGGCTGGGTTATAAAAACATGTATCCTGGTACAGATCCAAATGGACCAATATTAAGTTCTGCTACACCATCAACACAAAGCACAGGCGCGCCACTAGTTGATTATGATATTTGGGTAAACACAGATATTGTACCATACCCTGCAATTTATCGTTACAACGCTACAAATGCGTCATGGGGACAGATTGACAATACAGATCATGTGGACAGCGCTGGAATTATATTTGCTGATGCTCGTGCTACAGCTAACGGCATGTCAGATGGACCTACTGCGCCGTCTGCAATGGTACAATCTAACTGGGTAGATTCAGATGCTCCCGAAGCTTTACTATATGCCCCGTATATTTTATTATTCAATACACGTTACAGTACATACAATGTAAAGCAATGGGTTGTAAACTATTTCCCACAAAATTATGGTACAATGTACCCAACAGATACCTGGGTTACATTTAGTGGCAATGCTCCAGATGGGACACCTTACATGGGATCAGCTGCTCAGCGTGCAGTTGTTGTTGATGCACTAAATGCTGCATTAGTCGCCAGCACAGATGCAAGAGCTGAACAGAATTACTTTAATCTTATATCGACTCCTGGTTATCCAGAATGTATTGCTGAAATGTTAAACCTCAATATAGACAAGAATAACGTTGCATTTGTAATAGGTGACACACCGTCAACATTGCAACCAACAGGTACCAGCATTCAAAATTGGGCAACCAATGCTGCCAATGCTGCTACTAATAGCGATAAGGGTCTAGTAACTCATAGTTCGTATCTAGGTCTATGGTATCCTTGGGGGCTAACAGCAGATCTGCAAGGAAACAATGTTGTAGTACCTCCAAGCTTGATTGCCCTTACAACTATAGCTTATAGCGATTCTGTGTCGTATCCTTGGTTTGCACCTGCAGGATTCAATCGTGGATTGGTAAGTGCTGTGTCGAGTGTTGGTTACCTTGATGCATCCGGCAATTATGTCCCAGTAATACTTAATCAAGGACAACGCGATGTGCTATATACCAATGATATCAATCCAGTTGCATATATGCCTGGGCGCGGACTAGTTGTCTGGGGACAAAAAACACTTGATCCAGTTGCAACTGCACTAGATCGGATTAATGTAGCAAGATTGTGCTGCTATTTGTCATATAACTTAAACAATCTAGCTCAGCCTTTCCTGTTTGAACAAAATGATACAACTACACGAGCGCAAGTAACAGCAGTGTTTACATCTTATTTGCAATCATTAGTTGGTCTGAGAGCACTATATGATTTCTCAGTCGTGTGTAATTCTAGTAATAACACACCGGCAACAATTGATGCTAATCAGCTATGGATAGATGTTGCTATTCAACCAGAAATAGCAATAGAGTTTATCTATATACCAGTTCGAGTATTGGCAACAGGTGCGCCATTAACAAAAACAGCCTAATTAAAAAGGGAGCGAAAGCTCCCTTTTTAATTGATTATATTATAGGTATAAGTAATAATTATATTATGGCAAACGCACGGTCAGCTAGTAGGGTACAAACTCTTGAAATGCAATTAGAAGAAGCTATTCAAATGCTGAGATTAGTAGCAGCTAATAAACGCACTAATCTAGAAGTAGAAGAATGGTTAAATCTTACATACCCTGCGTCTAATAACAGCGATATTACGATCGCATCATTATTAGGACTAGGGAAGGAATAATGCATTCATGTCCGATGATAGCACGATAATAGAATTGCAAGATTCGTGTAATCGAATTTTTTACGAAACAGTAACCAGTACATATGCTCAATTATTAGAAATTACTGATGAAAAAAATGCGATTAATATTTTAGTTGCTGGAATATCTACGAATCTAGGTCTAATTTTAGCGCAATTGCCAACTGAAATGCAAAAAGAATATACGGTTATATCTCATCAAATTATTGATAAAAGCATTTCGTCGACTATTAAAAATATATCATATTTAAATTATGGACAAATTGGACATGCTTAAGGAAATAAATTTAGACTTTGATGCTTTTAGTAGCGGACAGATTTCAAGCAAACTATGGCTATGCCAAGAACTTGAAAAATTAAACAACAAAACACCTAGCATAATCTGGATTTACGGCGGATGGTATGGTATAGCTAGTTTGCTTCTCTTAACAAGGGAGAAATTTCCTGTTAAACATATACGCAGTTTTGATATAGATCCAGCATGTGAAACTATTGCAGACAAATTACTGGAAAATTGGGTATGGCAAGAATGGAAATTCAAAGCCGTAACAGCAGACTGCAACGATATTAGTTTTTCTAATGAGAAACCAGATTTGGTAATTAATTGCAGTACTGAACATTTTACTTCTATAGAATGGTTTAACGGTATACCATCAAATACATTAGTAGCCTTACAAAATAACAATATGCAACATAACGATCATTATTCATGTTATGACACATGCGACGAATTTGCTGATGAATATAAGTTAAAGACGTTAAAATATAAAGGTACATTAGATTTTACATATCCTACCTGGAAATTTTCTCGATTTATGATAATAGGTAATAAACAATGACTGATTTTATTAGGAAATTAAATTATACTTCTGACACAACCGCAGTGATGCTTGATCTAAACCATATTCTTACAAATTTCGCCAGTTGGGAACCAGATAACCAATTAGGACTCCGTCATAGAATAAATTCAGCAAACCAATGGAAAGATTCTGTTGGAGGATTGTATGACAAGGTGCAAAAAGTTGTTATTGCTACTGAGTTTGATTTTAACAAATGGAATGATAATTGTCCTTTATATACTAAATCTATTCTAGAAGAATTGGGAAAAAATGAAGGGGTGTCATGGGGAAGAATACGATTTATGTTATCTAGACCAAAAACTGGTTTGAGTATGCATACTGACGCAGAACCAAGGTATCATCTGGTGATACAAACAAACGATAATTGCATATTTGGCGAATGCTTTAAAAATAGTAATGTAAGATCAATAGGATATCATATACCAATGGATAGTCATTGGTATATGATAGACACTACTAGAGAGCATTTTATTTACAATGGTGGATGGAGCCCTCGTATTCATCTGGTTTGCTGTCCAACAACTCCTTAACTGATACAAGCAGTGCGAATTTAAAATTAACCGTCTGTCATAAATAGTTTTACAATAACGGAGGTTATAACAATGGCAATTGGACCAAATAGTATAGACGGGCAAGCCCCAGGATACAGCACAGTAAATTCGTTTGGAGTCCCTATACTTAATACTGGAATTGGCATTCTCATGCCAAAACTCAAACATCGTTTTCGAATTATAGCTTTTGGATTTGGAACAAACTTTAATAATACTAATATTTTTACACAACAAGTTGTAACCGCTGGACGTCCAAATATTCAGTTCAATAATACTGAATTACACAGTTATAACAATATTACATACATTGCACAAAAACCGCAATGGCAGACTATCGAAATTACGCTTAGAGACGACATTACCAATTTGGTAACAAGTCTAGTCAGTGCCCAAGTGCAGAGTCAAATGAATCATTATACTCAATCTGCAGCGCCAGCTGGTATAAATTATAAGTTCTCTATGTTGATCCAAACTTTGGACGGCACAGTTGGTGGAGCAAATGGTTCGGTATTAGAAAGCTGGTATTTAGAAGGATGCTATTTAGAACAAGTTGCATATGACAGTCTAGATTATGCAAGTTCTGATGCAGTTGCATTAACACTTACTGTACGTTATGATAATGCAACACAAGGAGATGAATTAACCTTATCATCAGTACTGCCAAGTAACTTCTTTGGTTTCAACGAGTCGTCTGGCAATAGTCCAGTTTAATATACCAAATAACTAACGTTATAAAAGCGGTGCAATTGCACCGCTTTTTCTTTACTAAATATATGTATGAGTGGTACAACATCATTAAACATAAATGGCACTAATTTAGGAAAAATTAATTTAAGATCACCTAGAATAGCATCTAGGGCGTTTGGTACAACAAACCCCGGTCAATTAATGACAGCAGTTCCTAGAGTTAAATTTGAATTTTATGTCCAATTTATATTAAGCCCAGATGCAAGTAACATGGTATTGCCGTCACCTGGGGCCAAATTGAATGAATATAATTCTCAACGTGGTATTACGTTTAAATTGAAGGACGTTGATAAACCAAAGATAACATTACTAACCGAAGAGCTCAACCAATATAATAAAAAAGTAATGGTCTATAAAAAGATAGATTATGGCGAAGCATCAGTAAAAGTATACGATACTGTTGATAACAGCATTTTATCTACTTGGATAGACTATTTTACGTATTATTTTGCCGATAGTAGAGTAAAGTCTGGCCAAAATGGAATGGCACCTGCAGCAGCTTATGCGCAATCTCCAGTAGAGGCTAATATGATTTGGGATTCGGGTTGGGGTTTCCAGCCATTGGTCAACAACCAGACAAATTTCTTTACAAACATAACAGTATATGCATTATTTGCCAATACTTATACGGCATTTAGTTATATCAATCCCAAAATAACAGGTATTGACTGGGGATCATACGACTACGCATCAAGTGAACCAGCCGACGCGTCTATATCATTTAAGTATGAAGCGATTAATTATTTTGCATTTGGACAACCAATATCTAACGCCAGCAACTTATACGGTGTTATGGATAATTTTGGATTTACAAACGACGATTTTACTTTATCTGTAAACTCTAATCAAACAGCATCAGTTACAGCATTGGATTCTGCTATTCCTCGAATCTTTGGTAATTCAACTGCAACGCCTAATACCACAGCAGCGCCAGTTGCACAATCAAACAATATTTCAAATCCCAATAATGTTACACCGTCTGCTGCAGATGCTGCTTCTCAAGCTGCTGCTGAGGCAGCAGCAGCACTTTATAGTACCGCGGGAATTGCACCAGGTGCAACTATTCCAAATCCAATTTCTACTTCTTCTACTATAAACCAAATTATAGATTTTGGTAGTCAGTTTGTATAAGTTTAATATTTAATAGGACTCCTATATGGCGATAAATTTTACGGCACAAACTATACAGCAACAAATTGCACAACAGAGTGGACAAATTGCGATAACTCAAAGAGGTGGGGGATTTCAATATGTAAATACTCTTACTGGTAAACCGTTAAACTTGCCACCGGTTTCGTCTGCGTTACTTAATAATCCAATTACCAGTAAAAATCCTAATCTTTCAGCACAAGCATTGGCATTAGCTAAAGGCTATTATTCTAATAGCAATGTGCCTGCTGCATTAGTTGAATCTATAGCATCGGTAGCTGCATACATATCGTCTACTCAGGGCGTGCCAATTGGAAATTTATTTAACCAAAATGGCGTTACAATGGCATTTTTGCAAGCATATAATGCTTTTTCTCCTTTAGGTTCGCAAATAGGCTTAGCATCTATCAATAAATCCCCTGCATGGGAAAATAATCCAACACTTCGCGGATCAATAGCAGCAGCGCTAACGGATCAAGCATGAGTAAGTATAGCCAAGACGAATTTGTTCCTAAAAATCCGCAAAAATTGGTTGGCAATGCTCGGCCATTTTACAGATCTAGCTGGGAATTAAGAGTAATGATGTTGTTGGATCAACATCCTAATGTAATAAATTGGGCAAGTGAGAGTATTACCATACCATACAAAAGTCCATTAGATGGGAAAATGCACAGATACATCCCAGACTTTCTCATTGTGTATAAAGATAAAACTGGGAAAGAACGTGCAGAATTAGTTGAGGTAAAGCCTGCAAAGGAAGCAATAGCAGAAAATGCTAAAAGTAAACGTGATAGAACAGCTTTATTACTCAACACTGCCAAATGGGGCGCAGCTATGATGTATTGTAAAAAGAATGGGCTAACCTTTCGTATATTAACAGAAGATCAAATTTTTGTAAGCAAAGGTAAGCAAATTAAACACCGTAAATGATACAAATATCGTATTATTGTCGTAAATACCTATATGGGAAAACAATTCACTAAATTAGAAGAAGTATTTGACTTGCCAGATATAGATGACGAGTCTAACACAGATGCCAACGACATCGAAGCAGCACTTGCACAGGCTAACGATTTAGAAAAGCAATTTGATCAAATGAGTGGATATGATCAACATGATATCGAAATGGACGAACTTGCTGGTTTAGCGATACAGGCGCACAAAGATCTACAAGATCTCGGCATGAATGTTGAAGTTAGGCACGCAGGAGAAATATTTTCTAGTTCTAGTCAAATGCTTAAGATCGCAGTTGATGCTAAAAATTTAAAAGTTGAGAAAAAGTTAAAACTTTTGAGGTTACAGATGGAAAAGATGAAACTAGATCGTTTAGCAACATCTGCGTCATCTAATACGCTTGATGGTACGGTAGTCGCTTTAGATAGGAATGAGATACTAAAACAATTGCGTCAAATGGGCAGCAGTGATAAATAAAAGACATAGGAGCCGCCTAACATGAAGAATTTCAAGGAGTATCTAGCAGAAAGCTCAAAAGATCACAACTATGTGATCAAGTTTTCACAGCAGCCGACCGAAGAACAGATCCAGATTATCGGAGAATGGCTAAAAAGATATGATTTACGGTCAATCACATTGCCAGAAAAAGTTCCTATGGATCATAAAGATTTTATTGATATACCTAACAAAGATGTATATAGCATGTCATTTACTGTTGGTACACCTTGCGTGTCTTATATTCTTCAACAAGATCTACGTGTTTGCACAAACATACCTGAAAAGTATATTGTGGTACGAGGCGCTAGCGAGCCAATTGAACGTTATGCTGAGTACGATGTTTGGAGTAGACTGCAAGATGCTGCGGCCGAAAAAGATAACGACGCGCATGCTGCACGACTTAGTACAAATAGAGAATACAATGCATCTGAGCAACCACCTGTAGAACCTTTATTTGGTAATGAATATAACAAAAATTTATTAACATATCTAGCAGGTGTTGCAAATAGCCGCCCAAGCATGGAAGTTGAGCCATCAGCACCTCTATTCAGTTGGCTGCAAATGGAAGATATTGCCGCCGGAGAGCCAATTCAAGATACCAGCGACTTTAACGCACAATTTGATACACCTAAACCTACTACAACCGGCGATGATCGCAAACCGGTAGATGACAAATATACCAATAGCAAAGGCACCATGTCTGATAATTCTATCCCAAAGATAAAGTTCTTTAAGGATCCAAAAACCGGCAAGGCCAAACAAGTGGTGCAACCAGTGGAGAAGAACTAAGATGGAAAGAAAATATCAGCTTTCAGTCACAAGTGACACAACCGATATAAATGTAAACAGCGTAGATGCAGATGAAGTTGCTCGTATAGTTCAACTAGCAGGTGTTGTTGAACCCCGCAACCCGCAAGCAACTATTAATGTAACCCCAGCAGATCCTATATCAGCTTCACCAGTAGCATCTAATATTGCCAACCCAATTGACCAACCAGAGATAGATCCAGAATTTGATGCAAATATGGATATGATGCGTAAGAATGCTGGTATGCCTGCTGTTCAAAGAACTAATGTTGTTAAAAATCCAAACATTGATACTGCTCTAGAGCCGTCTATGGATACAACTGTTGATACTGATATAGACGATAGTATGCAAGACGAAATGGATGAGATGCTGACACTAGATGAAGATGTTGCTGAATATGATTATGGTCATCGTAAATTTAAAGATGAGGGCGAAGAAATTGACGAGCCTGATTTGATATGGCAGGCTGTTGAAAATCCACAGAGAATTAAAGGTAGTCCGGGTGACAATGGTCTTATACAAGAATTACATTCGCAACTGATTGCAGATTATGCTAGTTATCTTGCAGAAACAGAACGCGAAAATGATACAGGTGTTATGAGTCCTCTCAGTGATCCAACTAAACCAAGTTTTGATAAGGATCCACTCAGCGATGAAGATCCTGTAGATGACGGAAGTCATAGTCCAATGAGTACCATTGTGAGACAATACGCTTTTAAATAATGAATATGCGATCCTCCAATGATGCCGGCTTTTATCAAAGGAGAATAAATAATGATCATTACATCAACTAAGCCAGTATTACTAAAAGTATATTATTATATACCAGATCATCCTAATCTATTACAGGAATTTAGTTGGGGATTTGAGGATCATATACCCGAACTAGTGCGTACGCACAAATTTTTACGCAACTGGCACAGCAATATAGATGCAGTGATATCAGAAGTACTGATAAGTATAGCAGGAGGCTATTCCAAATCTTATAGATCTTTGGACATGATGCTCTCTCTGAATTGAAATTAAAATGGGAAAAAATACAACAGATTTTGAAAAATTAAAACCAGCTGGTTTAAAAGTGACAATGAACCAGGAACAATTACAAGAGTTGATTAATTGTCATAAAGATCCATTATGGTTTATGGAACACTTTATGTATATACAACATCCCGTAAAAGGTAAAATGCCATTTGAAGCCTATATATTCCAGCGTGAATTGGTGAGAACATATTGGCAAAATAGAAATACTATAGCAATGATTCCCAGACAAAGTGGGAAAACTACAACTGCTGCAGGTTATCTACTGTGGTATGCTATGTACAATGACGATGTTACGGTGTTAATTGCTGCTAACAAATTCAAAGCAGCAAATGAAATTATGATGCGTATCAAATATGCTTATGAAGAAATGCCAAATCATATACGAGCAGGTGTGACAGAGTATAACGTTACAAGCATAAGATTTGACAACGGCTCACGAATTGTAGCAACAACGACTACTCCGGATAGCGGCCGAGGCATGTCTATCAGTTTACTGTATCTAGACGAATTTGCGTATGTTAGACCAAGAGTGGCTGTAGAGTTTTGGACTGCTATGGCACCTACGCTTGCTACAGGAGGCAAATGCATTATCACCTCCACCCCTGCAAGTGACGAAGACATGTTTGCAGAATTATGGTTTGGTGCTTCTAATACAATAGACGATGAGGGCAACGAAATACCAGATGGGCTAGGTGTTAACGGATTTAAAGGATTCTCTGCTCATTATAGCGACGTACCTGGTCGCGACGACGCCTGGGCAGATGTCGAAAGAGCTAAAATTGGTGAAGAACGTTTTCTGCGAGAATACGAATGTAAATTTGCAGGCGAAGAAAGCACCCTAATAGGAGGTATTACTCTACAGAGATTACGTGGATCTGAACCCCTTTATAAGACTGGTGAAATTCGATGGTATGATAAAATTACGCCAGATCGAACATATCTAGTAAGTTTAGATCCCAGTCAAGGGGTAGGTAAAGATCCTGCTGCTATCGAGGTATGGAGTTTACCAGATATGAGTCAAGTGGCAGAATGGACCAGCAATAGAACCAGTATTCCTAATCAAGTAAGAATAATGCAGACTATTATCAATAAAATACACGAAGATTGTAAAAAGTCTGGTTATAAAGGTGAGCCCGATATATATTTCACGTTTGAGAATAATACCATGGGCGAGGCTGCTCTTCAGACTATAAATGATATAGGTGAGGAGAACTTTATGGGACAGTTGTTGAATGAAACTCGGCGTACTGGTCTTGTTCGCTATCGCAAAGGTTTAAACACCAACGGTCGGAGCAAGGCCACTGCTTGTAGCAAATTAAAAAGCCTGGTTGAAAGTAATAGACTTCAAATAAAAAGCAAAGTTTTGATCAAGCAGTTGAAGTTTTTTGTAGCCAGAGGCGACGGATTTGCCGCCAAACAAGGCGAGCACGATGACTGTGTGATGAGTACAATCTTGTGCATACGTATGATGCAAATGGTTACAAATTGGGACGATAAAGTTGGGGAACTTATGAAAGATGTATTTGATAATGAAGAGGGCCAATATCGAGATCCACTACCATTCTCGGTAATGATCAACTAAATACGTCATCTACACGCGGAGTTTAGAATGAGCTATAACTGGTCAATTGTTACTGATAAGCTTTATGGGATTATTAAAGGATCTTGTAAGGCTCTTACCATGTACGATGCTGCAGGAAATGAAACTATAGATCCAGACAAGGCTACACGGTTCTTTGCAACTATTGAAAGTTCAAATCCAAAATTAGATGACTTTACAATATTGGTAGCGTTACATGATCAAGGACAGAACAGTTACATCAACATAAAAACTCCAGAATTAACAGATGATGTAGACTTTAAAAAAATACACCAAATTAGAAATCACATACGTACTGCTGTTGGTCAGCGAGAAGGCATCAAAATAGTATGGCAAGTATTTGATCAAGAAATAGATCCAAGGGAGGAAGCTGTGCATAATATTAAGGAAAGCAAGGACGTTAGCAAGTGGTTTGGAACCACAAAAAGCTCCTTCCAACGAATAGGAGAAGCTAAACTTATCATACGACATAATGATATTGTAAACGAAGATTCTCCGGGTGCAAGAACACGTCATATCCGTGCATTGTTTGTTGAAAACAAAACAGGTGAACGGTTTGCCTATCCTCACCTACACATGAGCGGCGCAAGAGCATTTGCACGTCATATCAGTAATGGTGGTACCAATCACGATACAATTGCCGAAGGTATTATGAATTTAAGCGGCGACTATATCAGCCTACGTAGGGCAGCACATGTCATGCGTCAAAATCAAGTAGTAACAGAATGGATAGTAACTGTTAGAGAAAATATGACAGATATCAATCGTCGGTTAAAGAGCTTACATGGTCCAAAAGGATATTCTAAGGCAGAGTCTATACTATCAACACAGGCTATTATACTTGATGAAACAGCAACTAGCAGCATGTGGCAAACTTTAGCAGAAGAATGCGCTTGTGGCCAAGATGAACCCTTTTATGGTGATCTAGGAGTTGCAGCAAAATATTTGGGTGGTGCGAATAATAAAACTACCCCTATTTCCTTCTCTTGGAATCGTAAACCAAACATAAGTGGAGTACCGGACGACCGAGAGGTATTAGAACGTCTACACTGGCAACTTAGTGAATTAGCAGATGCATGCGCCGATCAACACGCTGCTGCTAGGCTATCAGAAATTGCCAAAATGGTTTCTAACAATGTACAGCCAACTCAAGAAGATATTGAATTGGTTAGAGAGGCTATTGCTAGCAGTATGACTCAAACAGAAGAATCAATACTTCCAGAGGAAGCTGAACTAGAAAGTTTCCTAAATGAGTTTGCACCAGATGTAATATTTGCCGAAAATGATACTTACGGTGTTGCTCAAAAAGAGCGGGAACGCGACGACGAAATTGCTTATAATAAAGAACAGCGAACAAAACGTTGGAATTTTGGGGAACCATTAGCAGATGATACAGCAGCTGACAGCGACTTAGAAGAAGATTCGTCTATAAAATACTTACCGGGTATTCAAGGAGAAGTATACGACCAAATAGGAGATTATTATCTATTATTGGACCAAGTACGATATGACAAACGTACTGTTAAGAACGAATGGCATGTATACAAACATGAGGGTGATAAATTTAAAGAAATTGAATGGTTAGATATATCGCCATATGCACGTCCCAAGGAAGCTGTAGAACTTTTCCATAAGAAATATACCGATGCAGTATCAGCTGATAATTCTATGCTTGAACGAATTAAAAATCTAGCAGGATTGTAAAAAATGGGCCGTAGGGCCCATTTTTTATTTCCATATTTAAATTTGCATTACTCATTTAGTATAAATAGTATTGTTAGCAAGGGACGAAGGAGTTTTCCTCGCTATCTTAGACCATTAATTTAGGCACACAAAGGAGGCACACAAAATGGCACTAACTTTAAAAGAAATACAAGCTAAATTATTAGCTCAACAAGCTAATAAAGACCGCGCTAAAAATGGCAGCGGATTTGGTGGCGACAACGCCATTTACCCATTCTGGAATAATCCCGAAGGCTCGAGTACTACACTTCGATTTTTACCAGACGGTGACGAAACTAACGATTTTTTCTGGCTTGAACGACTTATTATCAAACTTCCGTTCCCCGGAGTCAAAGGCGATTCAGCAGGCAGATCGGTTGAAGTACAAGTTCCTTGTACAGATATGTGGAAAGCCAACTCTTGCCCTATTACAGCTGAAATCCGACCTTGGTGGAAAGATAAGAGTTTGGAAGATATGGCACGCAAGTACTACCGTAAAAAGAGCTATTTGTTCCAAGGTTTTGTTACTTCAAATCCTAATAAGGATGATCAAGAACCAGCAAATCCAATCCGTCGATTTATCATCAATCCATCAGTGTTTGATATTGTTAAGTCGATTCTTATGGATCAGGATCTTGAGAATAGTCCCACTGATTATGACCACGGGCGCGATTTTTATCTCCTCAAAACTACCAAAGGTGGTTACGCAAACTATGCAAGTAGTAAATGGGCTATGAAAGAACGTCCACTAAGTGAGGATGAAAACAATGCTGTTAATCAACACGGTCTTTGGAATCTCAGCAGCTTCTTGCCAAAAAAACCAGATGAAGCACACCTAAATGCTATTATGGAAATGTTTCAGGCATCAGTTAATGAAGAGTTATATGATGTTGATAAATGGGGCCAATTTTATCGGCCAAATGGCATGCGAGCAGATACTAATTCAACCGATACTGATGCCCAAACATCTTCAACATCTCGGCCAGCTGTAATGCCATCATCTATAACAGCATCAAGTATACTAAACAGGCTTCCTGCCAAACCTGCTGTAAGTGAAGAAACTTCGCCACCATGGGAAGATTCAGCAGCTTCAACTAGTGTAACTGACAAGCCTAAGACACAAACTCCGGATGATATTATCGCAGCTATCCGTAGGCGTCAACAACAAAAGTGATAAGTTGGGGAGGACTTAAATCCTCCCTAATTCTTTTTAGGTAGATCATTTCTACTGATAGCATTCTATTGACAGGAGAATAAAAAATGAAACCATTTGATCTAAGTAAGTTTCGACGAGACCTAACAAAAAGTATTCCAGGTATTTCTTTAGGTTTCCATGATCCAAAGCATTGGATTGACGCTGGAAATTTTGCACTGAACTATGGTATTTCTGGAGATTTTAAACGAGGGATTCCGCTAGGTAAAGTAACTATGTTTGCAGGACAAAGTGGCAGTGGTAAGAGCTACATTTGTTCGGGAAATCTAGTAAGAAACGCACAAAAACAAGGAATCTTCGTTGTATTAATTGATACTGAAAATGCATTAGATGAGAACTGGCTAAAGCCGCTAGGTGTAGATACCAGCGAAGAAAAATTGCTCAAAGTTAATATGGCTATGATCGACGATGTAGCCCGTCTTATGAGCGACTTCATGAAAGATTATAAATCTAGATTTGATAATGTTGCAGAAACAGACCGGCCAAAAATTCTATTTGTTTTAGACAGCCTTGGTATGTTATTGACACCAACAGACGTTAATCAATTTGAAGCAGGCGAACTTAAAGGTGATATGGGTCGCAAGCCAAAAGCTTTAGCTGCTTTGGTACGAAACTGTGTAAACATGTTTGGTGAATACGACGTAGGTATGGTTGTAACTAACCATAGTTACGCTAGCCAAGATATGTTTGATCCAGATGATAAGATCTCTGGTGGTTGTTTAACAGCCGGCCACAAAATCTGGATGGCAGATGGTTCATATAAAAATATTGAAGATATTCAGAAAGGCGATGTTGTTGTTACATTAGATGGTGATATTGATGTTTCGGAAACTTTTACATTTGATGACAAAGAAGTAATCGAAATTGAATTGGAAACTGGTGAAATAATTCAGGCCACTAACGAACATAAGTTTTTAACGCAACAGTCCGATAATCAATTGGTATGGAAAACTGTAGCAGAATTGTCTGAAAATGATGAAATATTACAAGTTGTTTAACTAATAATCCTTGCCCTCCAGTAATTTGCTAAATACCCTACACAAATTACTGGAGGGCAAGCCACATGAAACCATGTGTTGAATGCGGAAAAATGATAAGAAAAAAAGATAGTATAATGACTATACAATATGTATGTTCATCATTGTGCAAAACCAACAGAAAGTTAAAACAGCCTAAAAAAATTAGTCAAACTTCAGCTGAATATTGGCTCAAAAAAGGATTGTCATTGCAAGAATCACAAGAAAAAATATCCCAACTTCAGAAATCACGGAGTCCGCGTAGCGTTGATTATTGGATAAAGAAGGGATACACTATGGAAAATGCTATAAAGCAAGTTTCCATAATGCAACGTGCTAATAGCCAACTGAGATTAGAAAAATATGATACGGCTGAAAGAAAACGTAGGTCTCCATTTTGCAAAGAATATTGGATGGAACAAGGAATAAGTGAGGAAGAGGCTAAATCATACATTATGCAACGTTCTGATAATATGTCTTTGCAATATTTTATATCAAAATTTGGAGAAACTGCGGGAACTTTGAAATATAATGCTCTATGCGAATCGAGAAAAATAAATTATACACTAGATGGGTATATTAACAATCACGGAGACGAAGCAGGACGAAAGTTATGGTCTAAAAAATTTAAAAATAGACATAATTCTAAAAAGGCAAATAACTTTTTTCTAGAATTAAGCAATATATTTACTGGCTGCAAAATTTATAGTGCCTGCAATGAAAATGGTGAATATGGAATTTTAGATTCAAATTTCAATTGTTATTATTTTTTCGATTTTGTTGTCCCGGAATATAATCTTTGTGTTGAATTTTATGGAGATTATTGGCATTGTAATCCAAAGAAATATAATTCTGAATACTTACATAAACAAACAAATTTAACTGCACAAGAAATATGGGACAGAGATAAAAACAAGCAACAGTGTATGTTGAATACCAGAGGGTATCATACTATAGTAGTTTGGGAATCAGATAACATGCTAGAATCAATTAAAATGATAAAGGAGTATATCAAAAATGTCGCTACAAAAAATCAAAATTAAAAGTAAAAAAAATATAGGTATCAAAAAAGTATATGATATATCAGTGCCTGTTGCGCATCATTATCTATTAGATAGCGGCGTAGTCAGTCATAACTCAGGTTTCATTTATGCTTCATCTATCGTAGTTGCCATGCAGAAGCGCAAGCTTAAGGAAGATGCAGATGGCAAGAAAGTAACTGATGTTCGTGGTATTCGAGCTGCTTGCAAAATTATGAAAACTCGTTATAATAAGCCATTTGAAAGCCTTGAAATTAAGATTCCTTGGGAAACAGGGATGGACCCATATAGTGGGTTGATCGACCTTTTTGAAAAGAAAGGTGTCTTAATTAAAGATGGTAACAAAATGAAATATATTGACGTGCTTGGAAAAGAACATAAGTATTTCCGTTCAGCTATTCCAAATAGTCTGCTTGATACTATTATGGAAGAATGGGATGAAACAAAAATAGCTCCGGTGCAAGAAGAAACTGGAGATCTAACCGACGAGTCAGGAGAATAATATGGAAATAACTGAAAGTACTATTTTAGAAATTTGGGAACATTTTTCAGATTACATCCCACCGGGTAAGAAAAACGATGCTGCTGCAAAGTTTTTACGAATTGTTATTGAGCATGGGGTTGATCTAGATGATTTAGAAGATCTTAGAGAAGAAGACGAAAATATAGATAATGCGCTGGATGAATTAAAAACATCTGTCGATGAGGATTATATCGATGACACTGATTACGAAGAAGAATAAATTCAGTAATAGATTGAACAAATCTCCAACTACTACGCAACATGCTAATGCTTTAAATATCAACAATAAATTAGATAGTGTGTCAGCTGGTGACACACTATCTAATACTACACACAATTTTGAAAAATTAAACACAACTATCGATCCACCAGCCGAAACAACTTTATCTAATATATTTTGTTTATTGAATAGAATAGAACGCGCTAGATATCTTAATAGCTTTGACGATGCAGTTTGGTTGCAGATAGATCTGCAAGAACAAATACTCTTAACTCTTAACTCTTAACTCTTAACTCTTAAAGATATAGATATGAAACTTTCACAGATACAAACTAAGAATATGAACTGAGGAATTATGTGGTATAACCGGGTAGTTGAAAACCTTTCTGAGATTCCGTTGGCAATTGACTATTATAATAACGAATTAGAGCTGTCAAAAAACGAAACAAAAATTTTTGGTAATTTAGAAAAAAACTCGCAAGAATTGTCCGGAATAACCTCATATCGATTTGGTCAACTGCAGGAGATTGAAGCAATACTTAAACATGTTAATATCAAATATGACAAAATGAGAAGTGACCACTATCGACGATATTTGGAAAGATATCAACGCGACCTAACAGATCGCAGTATAGAAAAATATATAGATGGCGAAGAAGATATCGTAAATATGTGTATGATAATTAACGAGGTTAGTTTGATCCGAAACAAATACCTTGGATTGATGAAAGGTTTAGATATCAAAGCTTGGCAAATTGGACATATAGTAAAATTGCGAGTAGTTGGTATGGAAGACGTAAACCTTGGCACCAAGGGAGGGTAGCTTTTTATATAATGAAAAAATGCGAAATAATTATTATTGATGAAACAACTGTTAAGTTGGAAGGTCTCGACCTTCCAACTCGTAGAGCATGTGTAAATGCCGTTAAATACTTTCTCCCTCATGCTAGATATAGTCCAGCATATAAACTAGGTCGTTGGGACGGTACAACAAGTTTTTGTACACTAGGAGGCCGCACATATCTAAATCTTCTCGATAAAATACTCCCTGTTCTTGTTAACGAAGGATATGAGTTTGAAATTATAGATCATCGTGCTAGTCATACATTTGAATTTGAAACTATTGACGATAATTTCTTAAGTCATCTGCGATGGCCAGCAGGACATAGATTTGCTGGTGAACCTATAATTTTACGTGATTATCAGACACAAGCAATCAATGAATGTATCAACAATTTACAAGGTATATCAGTAGCTCCAACTTCGGCGGGGAAGACGATCATTACTGCCAGCCTCAGCATGCTGGCAGAAAAATACGGTCGAACTATTGTAATTGTACCAAATAAAAATCTAGTACAACAAACAGAAGAAGATTATAGAAATATTGGATTAGATGTTGGGGTACTCTACGGCGATAGAAAAGAATACGATCGAACGCATACTATATGCACATGGCAGAGTTTGATGGTGCTCGATAAGAAGAGCAAAGATGCTCTCGATGACGAACAGCTAACGGTATTTTTAGACAATTTAGTTGCTGTAATATGCGATGAATGTTTTGACGGTGATATGCGAGTTTTAACACCTAACGGCTATATTCCAATACAAGACATATTACCTGGACAACAGATTATTAATTTCTCTGAAGAGTTACAACAATTCAAAATTGATACTGTTGTGAAACAACATTGCAACTTAACTAACTCGATAAATGAAAAGATGTATGAATTAGAATTTGATAATGGTTCAAAAATAAAGGTTACTGGTAATCATAAGTTTTTAACCACTATTGGTTGGTGCCGTGCTGACGAATTAATTTCTGACCACGAAATTATTGATTACTGTTTAACATAAATACATGTTGTTAAAAATATGGTGTTTATATATCAACATTTATACAAATGAAGGATAGACTTAATTCAAGATTAGAATTTTACAGACAACACACTCGAGTAGTTGATTACACCAGATCATCTATAACATTATCTACCGGATCAATATTAATTTGGTAAAGACAATAAACAGCTAAAACGTAGATTACTATCTAACCACACCACAATATGGATCAAAAATTTAGATAATCTTCTTAACGGCAATGTAACAGAAACAGAAATAAAACACAAACTTGCTGTTATCCGAGGCAAAAAATCATGGGCTATGAATAGTGAGACTATACGGAAAAAATTTGAATACAGGCATACCTTGGAGTAAAGTAAAACCCGGTACATTTACAGGTAATAAACATTCAGCCGAAACTACAAAGAGAATAAGCCAAAAGAATAGTGGTAACCGCAACGGCATGTACGGGAAAGTACATACAGATGAAGAAAAATCTAATCGATCAAGAATAATGAAAAATTTAATATTAGCTGGTCAATTTAGGCCTAATTCTAGTAATCGATTTAATAGATGGGATGCAACATTTGATGATAAAAAATACAGATCTAGTTGGGAAGCCTTATACCATTATCATAATCAACAAGCCAAATACGAACAACTTCGACTTTTGTATATATTAGATAATAAAGAATATGTATATATTGTTGACTTTATCGATCATATCAATCAACTTGTCATTGAAGTCAAACCTAGCAATTTATACAAAGGTCCCAAATGGGAAGCGAAATATACTGTTCTCAGCAATTGGGCAAAACAACATGATTACCAAATATTGCTTGTTGATCAACAGTGGTTAACATCGAATATAATATGCCCAGATTTAACTAGAGTTGATTCCAATACAGCAAGAAAAATAGGAAATTTATATGAAACTGATAAATCGTGTAGAAATTAATAAACCCAACGAAGTTTTCAATCTACATATACAAGATGATCACAATTATGTTGTAGAAGGAGCTGTAGTATCTAATTGTCATAGTGTAAAAAACATGAATGTTCTCCACGGACTTCTTACAACAACATTTGCAAATATTCCTATACGATGGGGATTAACAGGAACAATACCAGAAGAAGAATATAACCAAGTAAGTTTGTTTAGCGCAATTGGACCGCTAATTGGCCAGCTTACTGCTCATGAATTACAAAAGCAAGGGCATTTAGCACAATGCCATGTTAACATTCTTCATACACAAGATGCTGTAGTTTACAACAACTATCAAGAAGAATTAAAATATCTCGTTACTAATAAGGACCGATTGCGTTGGCTATCAACAAAAATATTAGAAATATCCAAAACAGGCAATACGTTGGTTCTTATAGATAGGATAGAAACTGGTGAGATACTACAAGAACTGTTGCCAGATGCTACATTTATAAGTGGCCAAATGAAAAGCACTAAACGGAAAGAACATTACAAAGAAATCAATTTAGCTGACAATGCAATTATGATTGCTACGTATGGAACAACATCAACCGGAATTTCTATAAATCGCATATTCAACTTAATATTATTAGAACCTGGTAAAAGTTTTGTTAGAGTAATACAAAGTATTGGTCGAGGACTAAGAAAAGCTGACGACAAAGAAGCAGTTAATGTATTTGATGTGGCAAGTAAATGTAAATTTTCAAACAGGCATTTGCTAAAACGTAAGAAATTTTATGCAGATGTCCAGTATAACTATTCGATTGAAAAAACAACATATTAATAAACATCTTAAACAATCTCATAACAGTGAGATACAATACCACATTTTCACTAAGCTCTCACAATTTGGTCTTTTTTATCAAATATTCACTCATATCTAGTATTATTAAGATAACCCATTAACATTTTTTAATAAGCTACTAAATTATTTGTAAATACCTGCCTAGTATCAAGCAGGAGAACGACCATTCGCATATTAACACACGAAAATCAGTCATATGCTATTAATCAAATACCCGATCGTGTAGAAGATCTGCGCTATTGTGTCCTAGATTACTCAAATCAATCTGATGTCGACTATTATTTTTTACCATTAATCTTTTTAGAAAGCTTTAACAGCCCATGTATTGACATACGTATAGGCAATTTTAATATACAAATGCCATTAGATTGGAGTGTTATTATCGGAGATATGCATTTAGGTGATTTAGAGGTTATGCCGTTAGTATATCTTATGGATAAAGACTTTGATGTATTTTGTTTTAATCCTATTAAGGGATATATGCCAAGTTTTTTAAGACTTGAAATTATCAACACATGGCCCGACGTTAAGTGGTATTTTCCAAAGTTAAAAAATGGACATCTGCTGGCCGTACCTCTTACTGAAGGTGAAAATCCATTATGTGCTTTCTTTGTCAAAGAAATTGGAAAAATTCCCGACAATTTAGATATACGTAAAATCTTTTAATCAGCAGAAACCCCAGAAATTTCGCTCTGGCTAATTTCTGGGGTTTTGCCGAGTCTGTCTGCTTTTGCAGAGCAGCAATTAAGCTGTTTGAAGTACAGCTTGTCCGTCTACCGGAGTTGTTCCGGTTGGTACCCATTCATACGTGTTATAGTCAAATGTTGTAACTGAAAGATTTCTAATGATCATAGCATATTCCATGCTGGCAATAGGTGTAACTGTCACAGTTGGGCGTGTTGGACCAAAAGATCCTGGCGAACAAATATTGAGAGACGTAACAGCTCCGCATGTAATAGCAGCTGATGCAAGTGCATTTCCATTGCCGCTAATGGTTACAGCAGCGGCTTGATAATTACTGCCAGCAGCAGTTAAGTGAAGCGACGAAAGGCTGTAAGTAGCTGTTGCTTGCGCTCCGGTGCCATTACCAGATTCGGCTGTAAATGAAACTGGATTAGCAGGCATTGCTGTGTAATCACCTGCGTAATATACACCTAAGCTGCTTACATCCCAACGAACATCAAATGTAGCACCAGTTGCCCACGCATTTGCCTGCTTTGATGCAGAATATGGTGTGCATGGCTGTATAAGAACATTAGCAGAGGTACCTGGTGTAGTATATGTGATACCATTTACGATACCATTACCTTTAGTCGATGCTACTGTAACCACTGTTGGTGTATACCAGCCTGTATATCCCCAAGTAAATGTATCGCCAACTGTATATCCAACAGCGCCGCCTCCTGATGTAACTGAAATATTACCAAGTGTTACTGTGTCAACTCGAGCATTTGCAAAGTGATTTAAAGAATGTGTGCCGCCAGACATATCGAGAATTTGACCTGGAACATAGCCTGCAGTAGTAGGCCCAGTTCCTCCAACGGATACGGTATAGTTGCTTACACCAAGGTTAGCAACTGCTGTAGCACCGCTACCGGTTGATCCAAATGGTGTTACTGTAATATTTGCCTGACCTGGTAATAGCGAAACTCCGCCATTAGTTAGTTCAACTCTATTGCAATATAATCCACACACTGATACCATATTATAAGTACTTGTAGCCTTCTGTGCGCATATCCAGGCAGACGCAGTTCCACCTTTACCAACGAAATATGCAGTAGCTTCAATTTGTTGTCCTGAATTGGAAACATTTCCAATGTAGTTTTTATTAATCGGGCGTCCCATGTTGTTTCTCCTAAATGTTGTGCCGTTCTAGGGCTACGCGGTTGGGTGACCGCATAATGCTAGATGATTGTATTTATGATATACTATAGAAAATAGAGTTGAATAAGGAGTTGCAATACCAAGTTTAATTAGTAACAATTAGGTATAATAAGGAGAATATTTGGTGGCAATAGGCAAGAAGCATAAATTAGATTTAGGTGAGATATTGCACGCATTAGATAATCGAAATCTCAATTATTATAGTAATCTAACAGATGATGAAAGAAAAGGTTATTCACCGTTAGTACTAATGAGATTTATGAGCTCACTTAATGCACAGAATCCAAATGCCAGTTATGCAGTTATGGTAACAAATGACCTAGTTAATTTAGGATTTTTTAGTTTAAGTAAACATCCAGAATTGCAACATAAGTTACTATGCTTAACAGGTCTAGGAGGAAAGCAATATAGACCGTGGATCGCCGCCAAAACTAGTAAAAAAGCAGGCAAAATTGACCAATGGTTATTAGAACGTTTTCCGCACTTGAATGATGATGAAATACAAATAGTAAAATCTTCTTATGACACTAAAAGTTGGACTGCCTTTGTCAAAAGTAGCGGTGCAAGTGATGTAGAAGTTAAAGAAATGATTGAGGCGTGGAAAAAACAAGTTGCATGACAGGGTTTGAATGCGAATTTTGTAAGAGAAGCTTTGTTAAAGAAGCTAGCCTTATTAACCATAGCTGTGAAAAAAAACGACGTTGGTTTCAACGAGACGATCCGCATGCTCGATTTGGATTTATAGCCTGGAATAGATTTTACGAATTGAATACATTTAATAAATCTAAAAATTTTAAAAACAGCTATAGAAATTTCATCGATAGCCAATATTATCTAGCATTTGTAAAATTTGGTCGTCATATACGTGATCTTAATGCAGTAGAGCCTGCTAAGTTTATAGATTATGTGATTAAAAACAATCTACCTATTGATAAATGGACACACGACTTTGTATACGAACAATATGTTAGAGAGCTCACGCGGCAGGAAACAGCTGAAGATGCGCTGGAGCGTAATATAATGTTGATGAACGAATGGAGCATGCAAACATCAGAACTTTGGTCAGATTTTTTTAGAAAGGTTAATACTAATCAAGCTATAGCATGGATACGCAGCGGCAGGATATCGCCGTGGTTACTGTACAATGTTGACAGTGCTGTTGATTTTTTTGAAAGATGTACGCCAGAACAAATAAGTATGATTAAGGAATATGCGCCGCCAGGTCCGTGGAAAATACGTTTTAACAAAAATAAAGAAAGTTGTGATTTTATACGCAACACACTTAGACAAAATGGGATGTAAAAAATGAGTGATACTTATAACGATATGTATGGAGATAACGGTGATAACACTACTCCAGCAACGCATGAAACAACTAGCATTAACCTACAAGAAAAAGGCATGATGACGGAGATAGAGATAAATGGTAAGAAAATTTCTGTTGTTGATATCTCAATTGTGATGAAGCTTAACAGCGATTTAAGAACTATGAATGCAATTATAGCTAAATTAACAAACGACATACGTAATCTTACTATCAGGATATCTAATGCAGAACGTCGCTTTACAGCTATTAATGCAGAGCTTGATAACAAAGTTGGATATGAATGAACAAATTTAACACAAAAATACCAAATTTATGGATAGAATCTCATCTTGATATATTAGCAATGTATTCGACAGAAGCTATCTATAGAGAATCTCCTTTAGGTATGTGGTTAAATGATCGAAATATTCAGTATTCTATTACACAGCTTTCGAATTTTCAACAGGTTTTAGAACTTGACATAAACCAAGATACTACTACAGAATTTATCCTAACTTGGAGTGACATTTTGTGCGTAAATTAGTAGGCGATGTTGATATAGATTTTGCTGATCGTAATCAAGCATTAGAACTACTCAACTACGTACCAGCATCAATAATACGTAACAACACTATAATAAAACATAATACTGGTGTGTATTTTCATGCAGTACCTATGGATCCATTAACCGGATTGGCTAGCTTACATTATGAAGAAGCAGAACAACAAGGATGGTATAAACTAGATTTACTTAATGTTGGTGTATACGAATCAATAAAAAGTGAACAACATTTATTAGATCTGATGTCGCGCGATCTAGACTGGAATCTACTTACATATCCAGAATTTACATCAAAATTAATTCATTTGGGCAATCATGCTGATATGGTATCAAGCTTGCGACCAACTAGTATTCATGACATTGCTATGGTACTTGCATTAATTAGGCCAGGTAAAAGACATTTAGTTGCAAAGTGTCAATTATACGGATTTGATTCTATAAAAGACGAAATATGGACAGAACCTAGCGCCGGAGCATATGCTTTTAAAAATGCTCATGCTATTTCATACGCAATGTTGGTAAAGGTACATGCTAATATTTTAGTAGAACAGGCTACAACCGATCTTCCTGTTGACAATCCTCACGACTAATATATAATCTTAAACTATAACATAGGAGTTGTTGATGCCAACTATTGCTCTAGATATTTCTAGTGAAACAAATTCACTTGGAACTAATGTAAGATTGTCAAGCAAAGACAAAAAATTTAACGTAATTTTAGCAGAAAATCTAGAATTTGACCCGTTGCAAAATACCAAACCCGCCCTTAACAGCAGTTATTTTTTTCGAAGCCCAAATATCAAAAATTATGATTGGGCTGAAATGTTAAACACGCTCGGCAGAATGGATGAGGCTTTTACCCTTACTGCAGAGCTAGATCGACAGAAAGGTTATGAAGACG